CCAAAAGCTCTAGTAAATCCTCCTTCAGCATGAGCTGATCCATATATTGGGTTTCCTCCTCCTGTTGATATTCCTGAGGCTGTTGTATAATATCCCTCAGCATGGTCTCCAAGCCCTATAGCTAAAGTATAAATACCTTCAGCATGAGAAAAAGACCCGGATGCTACTGTAGTAAATCCCTCAGCATGTGAATACCCTACATACCCTGATAAAAATCCTAAATCTGTACCATCTGCTATACATGCTAAACCTTCAGCATGTGATCCTGTTTTTAATGCTTGGGAACCTGAACCTTGAGCATGGGACCATAAACCGGATGCTATAACTTCTGACCCTTGTTCTAAACTTTCAGATAAATAATTAAATTTAAATGAATTAGTAGCTCCAAAGTTACCATTATCATTATATTGGATTTCATAGTTATTACCTGCAGGAGTTCCTCCTCCACCTCCACCACCAACTGCACTTGAAGCTGTGTAGTATATTTGTCCAGTTGTAGTATCAATTGTTAGTACATCGGATTGGGCTGTATCTATTAATCCGTTAATGGCAACTGAACCTGTTACTGTTAATGAACCTGATATTGTAATGTCGTATGCTTCTATTCCTGTAAGAGCATCTACTGATTGTGAGACATGCCAGGGTTTAACTACTTTACGAGTTACTATGTCTTGTTTACTAAGCTGTTTTGCCATTTAAATATTTTATTATAAATATTGGCTAAAAAGTAAACTTATAATAATAACATTAATTTAATGTTATTTACCTTGAGATACATAGGGTTTAATATAGTTCTTGCTACTTTTACTTTTGCTAGTTTTTGATTTAGCATGAATACCTGGTCTTCTTTTTTTAGGTTTCTTGATAAATGAAATAACTGATTGGGTTTTTGATTTTGCTGCCATTTTTATAGATTATTTAAATTAGTAACTGTTTCTATTCCTACAATAACTTGAGCTTTACTATTATACTTTTTAATAGAGGTTAATTGTTTTTGGATATTATCTGGGATGATATATCCTTTGATATTTAATGTAAAAGTAGCTTTTGCTATTCTACTTGAATTATCTGAGATTTCTATTGGGGTTGAGTATGAATCAATAGTAGCCATAAATTTAAATCGTTCAGGATCTCCCCAATATGCATCAGAAGCATAATTTATTGCTTCAACTATTTTATTTAGTTGAGATACATAATATGTTTGTATAGCACAATCATAACTTACAGTAACATAATCAGGTATTACATTAACTATAAACTGCTCTACAGGTTTACGGTTATTTAATACTTCAAAATTAGAATATGAATTTTTAGAATTGTATGTTTTTTTCCAAGATGTATATAAATTTGGGGCATTTGCATCTAATTTATTACCTAAAGATCTATTTTTATCTATTCCACTACGTTTAAACATAATAAGTGGAGCCATAATAGCACCATTTTTATCTTTATAATATCCATCTTTTTGTGTTGATTTCCATCTTTCAGGTGAACCATATATTATAGGAACCGCTAATCTATTACCATTTTGAATAACATAAGGTCGTATTACGTTTTCAAAATAATACATTATAGATTCATCTATATCTTCAAATCCAACAGTAAATGGTTTAGTTTTGTCCCCTTTAAATGACATTTGTTCGGAACGATTGTGATCTACTCCATTTTGGTCATTTGCTGTAAATTGGTCAAAATTTGAAGGAACATTAGGATTACCATAAGATTCTCCACTTTCAGGGAAAACATAAGGATCCACCAAATCATTTGAAATTTGTTTTTGGGATTTGGGATTTGGTTTTCTAGTTCTAGGCATATTACAATCTTTCTCTTGTTATTTGGGCTTTATCTGCAGGAACATAATGAGCTGTACAAGTAATTGACCAATCCGCACCAAAATTTTCTAAACCAGGATTTAGTGGGTTTTCATTATATGGGTAAAGTGGGTCCTTTCCAACTATAAGTTGATTGTCATTTACATTATTGATTTCCCAATATGATTCATACCACATAATAATATCTCCAGTTGTTGGGATTACATTAGCATCAACTAAATCATCACGTAAAAATTTAAATGTCATTGGTCTATCATAAGTTACACCAAAATCATTTACTGGTTGGGTAGCGTCTCCTCTATCAATTAACACATTTAATAAAACAGGTTCTGCATATAATCTAGCACCAGCTGCTTCACCATAAATGTTTACTTTGGTTTCAGCTGTTTTAAGTTGGTAAAATACACATTGTTGGGTAATAATATCCCATAACAATTCCCTATTAAGGTGTCTAAAAAGAGAAATATCACGTTGTGTACCAAATAGTGCCATATTATCCTATAAAAATTGTCATTGGAACATAGTTAATTGTTTTTTGCTGATTTTCTGCTTCAGCTGCTTTGTTTTCAAGTAATGTTTTACGTGAAGTTGTATCAAAATATGCTCTTAAACGTTCAATTAGTGCTGTTCTTTCATTAGCTGCAGCTGTAATTAAATCTCCTTGATTTAATGTTACTTCAGATCCTGGGATAGGTATTGTTGAGTATTTTCCTCTAACATATCCGAGCATTTCTTTTGAAAGAGCTAAAGCATATTCAAATATCCATGAACGCCCTATTGAGTTAATTTGTCTATATGTTGGGTTTTCGTATGGAACATTTGAAACGTTTGTTATCATATCTTGTCCTGTGCTAGGGACATATGGCATGTTTCTATCAGATTCTAAAATATATTCAAATCGTAATTTTTGTCTACCTCCTCCTAATGGAATTGGGAAAATACGTAAATTATTATTTACAAGTTCAAAGGTAAATTGAGATTTTCTAATTTGATCATTAAGTTCTATTGCTTGTATTTTTTGCAAGTCATAGTTAATAGGCATTAACATAAAGTTAATTGCAGGTGAATATGAACCCCATCCAAATGAATCTAACATTTGCATCATACCCGTACCTGTTCCTGCATATGGGTCAAAATAACGAGTAATTGCAGGTGGGGATTCATAAAATACACGTTTAATTTCAATACGACCTTGGATACTTTGTGATATAGCCCAATCATTTAAATCATAATTTTGCTGTCCAGGGATCAAATCAAGTGAACCTGTATGGTAATCTATTGTACCTCCAACACCTGCTTCTTCTCCATATTGATGAGATAAACGGATAACAGATGCTAGATTTTCTTGAATAACTTTATTATTGGCTGGTCCTATTGTTTGAGGGTTACCTTGAAAAGATAATAAATTTTCTGCTACTTGATAAGCATATAATTCGTTTCCATAAGTTGTTACTGCATCCTCTAATGCAGTATAAAAATTAATATCCTGTAATTCAACTTCAACTAAAGGATACCCTAAACGTTGAGCAGCAAATTTTGCAAATTTATCTGCATCACTTTGGAATTGATAGTCATTATCATAAAATCCAAATGGAGTATCTCCAGGTTGAAAGGAACTTGATCCAGGCCATATAGGAATATTTGCCATCTTAATATTTTGTTATAAATATGAAAAAAAATAGGCCTCATTTAGAGGCCCATCTTAAAAAAATATTTAAATTTTAAGCTGTTAAGTCAACCCAAGTAGTTCCATCATAATAATACAATTTACTTGATCCTGCTGAACCTGAAGCCATAATCATACCTTCAACTGGTGTTCCTGGATCAGTAGTTCTTACTGGTAGTTGGAGTAAATCAGGAATGGTTAAAGTTCCATCTGTGCCAAATGCCCAAGTTTTTGCTATACCCGAAGTATCGTAAGTAGTTATTGTAACATTACCATTTTGTGCATTTCCGTTACCAAATCCACCATAAATATCCACAGTACCTCCAGCTCCAGTTTGGCTATCTCCACCTCTTAATAACACATATCCAGCATCACCATCTTGAGTATCACCACCATCTATACGAATGTAACCACCATCTCCAGCTAATGGACCATATCCACCTCGAACTTTAATATCACCACCTGAACCACCATCTACACCACCTCGTCCTGCCCAAAGATATATGTCACCTCCTTCTCCAGAACCACTTCCTTGTCCTGGATTAATGACTAATCTTTCGCTAGAATAACCTGGTAGGATTCCATCAGGAGTAGTTATTACTGCTTGATTTGTACCATCACCTAACTTTAATGTGTTTGTATTTAATGTACCTCCACTAATGTCTCCTCTTTGAGTAGTAAGAAATGGGAATAAAGTATTTCCATTATTATCAAATATCCAACTAAAAGAACTTGAGTCAACTGAAGTTGAGTTAATTTGAACTTGATGATTTGAATCGGTTACAAGCACATTTGCTTTTTCACCTCCTAAATATAAAAGTGAAGTTGATTCATCTATTATACCTCCAGCTCTAATATGAATATGATTAGGTGCTGTCGGATCTAATACTATATACTGGTCTGTTGTTAAATTTGTATCTGGGGTTAATTCTAAAGTTGTTGCTCCTAACCCATCACCTGAACTAGCAGAAATAGATTGAATTGAACTGCCATCTCCAAAATTGATTAAACCAGAAATAGTAACATCTTGGTTTAGTGTTTCAACATATGAAGATGTTTGAGAAGTTACAGCATAAGAAGCGGTTGCAGCATTTTCGACCGTTCCATCAATGTTAGAAGCAGCAACATATGAAGCCGTTTGAGCAGTTTCAACATATGAAGCGGTTAAAGCATTTGTAGATACTCCCGAAACACTACCAGAAAAACTTCCTGTAAATGTTCCAATAAAACCTTGTGCTGTAATACTTCC